ATAAAATATAAAATGTGTTTTTATATCATTTATATCGGATGAAAATGAATTAAATATTTTTTCCTTTTCTTTATGATAATTATTATTATTTAAGTTGTTAATATATTTATAAAATTTCATATATTATTTAAACATGTATGCTTTTATATAAATATGTTTGTATATTATAATTTAAATAATGTAAATATTGAGAATATAAATATTTTAGATAAGGTAAAAAATAAAACATCTAATGGTAACTATTATAAACTAATTTATGTAACAAAAAATTTCACACTAGATAGTATTATTATTAAAATAAACTTAGAAAATAGCGACGATTTAAATAATTTTTTATTATTTGAAAAAAAACTTACATATAAAATAAATATTGAAAAATTAAATCCAACATTTAATTTTAATAATTTTATATCGAAATATAAAAAAAGTACTGTGTTTATAAAAATATGTGGTGTTTATTCAAATAATTATAATTATGGACTTATTTATAAATTAATAAATTCCAACTAACTGCACCCTAATAAAAAAGATCAATAATATTAATATTAATATTAATCTTTTAGTTTGGGAAGTATAAATAGATATATATAAAAATATAATAAAAATAGGAATCATTGCAAGTTCATTTGTTTGAAATACCCTTAAAATAGTATTAAACATTATATATATTATATATTAAATCTTTTTATTAATTTCATCTATTTTTTTTTGGTTTTGATTATCTACGAAATAACAATAAAATGAAACGTATACAAAAAAGGTTATTAAAAATGTATTCATATACAATGAAAAATTTTTATTTACAACAGATAATGTAACATTATTTACTAAACTAGTGAGTAATAATTTAAAAAAAAGTAATAATATTACAAATGAAATAATTATCAAAATAATATTTTGTACATTTGTAAATTTTATATGATAATTAGTTTTTAATTTTGTATTATTACTTGTGTATACTTGTAAATTATTTTTTTTTGCATCTTTAATACTAAACAATATAAGCATAATAATAAAAACAATTGGATAAATTATTATAGCAATAGTATAAAAATATACTTTATAATTATCATCCGTATTTATACCTTTAAAACTATCTGAACCACTAATCAATTCCATTGACTTGTTGTATATTTTGATAAAATTCACTAGAATAGTTGGAGCGGCTGAGCCGGTAGCTGCTTCAGTGCGCGTAAGACCCCAACCAGCAATAAAAGAAATAAATAAAATAGTAAATATAGCAACAAACATAACGATAATGACAGTATTAATTAAATTAAAATTATACTTTCTAAGAATTATCCACGGTATATTAAACATAAGAGTTAAAAGTATTGTTAATAAAATAGAATTTTTATTAATAAATTTATTTTTATCCATATATATTGTAAGTATTATTTATCCACTTTAATAAGTGTAATTTATCATAGTTATATTGATCAAAATTGTATTTTTTTAATGTAAAAAATTGTGGTTTTTTCATATTATCTGTTTTATAAAATATATACCATCCGTATTTACCATATCTTATTGATATTGATTCGCATAATTCAATAATATTCGTTTCTTTTAAAATAATATCATCAAGAGACAAATTTTTATCTATAATTTTATCAAGTGTCATTCCAGGTTTTATTTTTATATTCTCATTTTTATGTTTTATGTATGGTCCATATATACCTGTTCTAAAAATATATCCGGGTTCTATTTCATATTCACTTGAATCTTTTGGTATATTATCTTTAATGCAGTTTAAATAATCATTACATATTGTTTCTGGAATTGAAGTTTTTTTTACAACATTATCTAATTTTTCTTCTAATGTTGCAGTAAATTCATAATTAAAAATAGAATTAAAATGTTTATTTAAAAAATCTAAAACCTCGTTTCCTAAATTTGTAATAACAAATTTATTTTTTTGCTCTCCTACGGTTTTTTCAATATGATGTTTAGTAATTTTATTTTCTTCTAATATATATTCATTTCCTTTAACTTTAACACCATCTATATTTTTTTTTTCAGCATATTCTCTTTCTTTTATTTTATCAAGTAATGATGCATATGTTGATGGTCTGCCGATACCTACTTCTTCTATTTTTTTTATTAGTTGTGATTCGGTATAGTATGATTTTTTATTAATTGCCTCCAATTGACTAATATTTTTTTTACATTTTACTTCACTCTTTAAATTCATAATATAATCATAATATTCCTCTTTCTCTGGTTGAAGAATTTTCCAACCAGGAAATATTATTTTTGTTAATAATTTTTGATAGTAAGTATTTAAAGGTCCTTCTATTTTAGCATTGTATTTTGTTTGATTTGCAGGACTCATACAACTTTGCAATGTATTTTTTTTTATTTCATTATATATTTTTTTTTCTTCTGGTTTTAAAGAGTCGATATTTGCTTCTAAATTTGTTGGTCTAATTGCTTCATGTGCTTCTTGTGAATTCTTTATTTTTTTTGTTCTCGGTTTTCCAACATAGTTGTCTCCATATTTATCTGAAATATATTCTAAACATTCGTTTGTAAATTTTTCACTATATGAATTATTATCTGTTCTTATATAAGTAATAAATCCTTTCTGATATAAACTCTGTGCTATTGTCATTGTTTTTTTTGGAGAATATCCAAATAAATTAGACATTGTTTGTTGCATAGTTGATGTGACTAAAGGATAAGGAGGATTTAAAAGGATTGTTGTTACATTTCCAAGAGACAAATTATAATCAAAATTAATTGATTTTGTATAAAAATCATCAATTTCATTATTGGATAAATGTTTATTTAAAGTAAATTTTATTCGCTTGCTTGTAAAAAATCCAAATGTTTGATATACAATATTTAATTTTGTGTTTTCAACTTCAATTTGTTTATCTTTTAAAAGCATAAGTGTTGGTGTTTGACATCGTCCAGCTGATAATGTATCATTTGATGATATGTTCTTCCATAAAAGTGGAGAAATTTTAAATCCAACAAGTAAATCAACAACTTGTCTCGTTATTTGAGATTTAACCATATCCATATTAATTACAGTTGTGTTATCTATTGCTCTTTGTATTGCTGGTCTTGTAATTTCATTAAATACCATTCTTTTTGTTGTTTTTTCATTTAATTTAAAAATACGACAAATATGCCATGCAATTGCTTCCCCTTCTCTGTCATTGTCTGTCGCTAATATAATTTCATTATGTGTGTTTATAGCTTCTCTTAATTTAGGACAATTTTTTGTTTTAAATTTTGTTTTTAAAACATCCTTTAAATTTATAGATTTTAATCCATCAGATATTTGACAAATGTGACCCGAAGTAGCAACACAATCATATGCATTGTTTAAAAAAGAAATTATTTTTGGACATTTACTCGAAGATTCAACTATAATTAAAGGTTTTCTCATCCTAATATATATAATGAATACTATTAGTTCTAAATATTTAACATTAATATTAACAGCATTAATACCATCAATTTCAATGGGCGCCTTTTCATATTTTATTAATTTAAATGAAAAACATTCTACTATTATTAAAAGTTTCACCGCAGGATTGTTATTATTTTCCGGATTTAATATTTTGAATGATAAGGATGATAATAAAACAACTATTATAAGTTTTATAATATCATTTATTATTTTATATTTGAAACAAAAAGATAAAAATTCACTTACTTCATCTTTATATTTTGATTCTTTATCAGATGGACTATTACTTGGTGCATTATTTAATGGGATTAAAGATTTTAAAGACATTGCACCAATTATAATTTCAATGAGTTTAGAAATGTCTATTACTGGTATAAGTGCTGTAGATGAATTAAAAAAAGATAAAATAGAAAATTATAAAGAAAAAGTTTTATTTTCAGCCGTTTTATTAGGAATTTCTATTTTAGTTGGATTTATGATAACAAAAAATATTAATAAAAATATAATATATGGTATGGGCTCGGCATCTATGATATGGTTAAGTATTGCCGAGTTTATTACAAATATAAATGTTTCAAAAAATATTGTTTACATATTTATGGGTATTATTTTTTCATTAATAATTGAGTAACTAACTTTTATTTATTCATATTTATAAAGAGATTAGAAAGAAATGATAAATATTATTAATATGAAAAAATCTACTTTTTTTTTTGCGACATTGATGGAACTTTAATTTTTTACAGAGAATTTGAAACTTACAGAACAAGTGAACCTGCACCAATAAATCAGAATATTACAATGATGAACGAAGCATATGATAAGGGAAATTGTATTGTATTAACAACGGCTAGACCGGAGTATTTACGACATCATACTATTAAAGAATTAAACTAAGTAGAAGTAAAGTACACTACATTATTAAAGAATTAAACCAAGTAGAAGTAAAGTACACTACATTATTAATGGGAATTGAAAGAGGACACGAATTTTAATCAATGATAAAGAAAAACCAACAGAAGATAGGGCAATATCAATAAATATTAATAGAAATATGCCATTTAGTCAAGAACAAAGTTTTGTTATGAAATCATTAAGTTAAATTAGTTTGTATTGTTTAATACAACAAATCTATCTTGAAATAATTTTACAAACATAAAAAATTCACATATTATTTTTTGCGATACTATATTTATATTTATACTTGATATAGCATACAAGTGATCTCTTTTATTAGTATTAATAATTTTCCTCCACTATCTATAAAGAATTTATAGGTGATATAACCTTTAACTTTATTCCATCCATTATAATAAATAATAATATTATAATTTAGACTATTAATATTGTAAATTATAATATTCAAATGGTCCTTCTATGATAGGTGTTTCCTTGTTAAAACTAATACGATAGTATGGCATATTAATTGTCTGTAACTTATTTTTTTTAATGTAATTATGTTTTAATTTTAGTATAATACATTTTTTAACAAGATCTTTATCTATAATATCTGCACAGTTTGAATATTTCATATCACCGCGAATAGATATGAAAATTTTATTTAGTTTAGATAATTCACTAAATATAGAATTAATAATAGTTTTTGAAGTTGTCATAAAACACATATCTTGAGTAAACCTATTTTTTAAGTTGTTATCAAATTCCCAATTAGATATTTTTAGAAAATTAATGAGTTTTCTGTTATTGCCAATTTCCCAGTACACATTCTTATCTTTTGTTACTAATACATATTTATATTCTAGATTAATAATATCATTATATTTATCTGTTTCAAAATATTCACTCTTCCATGTTGGATAAATATATTTATTTGTCTTTAATTCTAAACCTTTATTGTAGTCCCAGTTGCCAAATAATACGTGATTCCCCACAACATACAAAGAATCTCCATAGTTTGTTATCCTCTTCGTTTCAAAATGATATGAAAACATTAGTCATTGTATAAAATTATTTAATCAATTTAGAGATTCAATTTTAGAATAATTATGTCTAACAAGATTAACTATTTTTTAAAAATAAATAAAATAACAAATTTATTAATTTATGGAAGTTCTGGCGTTGGAAAAAAGACTATTGTTAAAAATTTTTTAAATGAATTATATAAAGATGAGAAAGAAAAACAAAAGTATGTTTTAAATATAAATTGTGGAGACGGTATGGGTATTAAATTAATAAGAGAAGAATTAAAATTTTTTGGAAAAACAGTTGTTAAAAAAAATTTAATTAAAATAATAGTTTTGTACAATGGAGACAAATTAACATGTGATGCACAATGTGCTTTAAGACGTTGTATTGAAATATACAGCAAAAATACAAGATTTATTATTATAGTTGAAAATAAAAATAATTTAATGAAGCCATTAATTTCAAGATTTTGCGAAGTGTTTATATCTTCAAATAAAAATTATTATGAAAAATTAAAAGTTGATTTAGTTAATAATGATGAAATAGAAAATATAGTTTTTTCAAATAAAAATTTATTTGATATAACAGAAGAACTTTATGATAAGGGATATAATATATTTGATTTAATAAATTATTTTAAATTAAAAAATAATAATAAAAATAAAAACTATTATCTTGTTTTTATTGATATATTTAGAAAAAATGTATTGAATGAAAAAATTATTATTTACTTCGCAATTTATTTACTAAAAATGCGTCCTTCTATTGAATTATTCAATATAAATTCTTATTAATGGAGGAAAATTATTCTACCGAATTACTCATTTCAAAAAATGATTATATTGGACGACTCATTAATATTTTAACACCCCAATTAATAATAGGTGTTAAATCTATATTAAAATCTGCTGTTGAATTGTGTAATAATAATCGCGAAGATGAAAAATATTTAATGACATTCCAAAACTTTTTAGCACAAATACCTTCTTGGAATCAAACAACAATTGACAAAGAAAAAGATAGAATTATTTCTGAATCTGCCTGTGATTATTTAGAAGATTTGGTAACTTGTATACATTTAATTCATTTTAAAATTGCAACTTCTGTAAATGTAGGTAATAAAAATATAAAAAAAATAGATATAAATATACCTAAGTTTGATGTGTTTATACACCAGGCTTACTGTGAAGTAGCGAGAAATATTTGGAGTAATATATTTTTATTCCATGTTGATGTGGAACCACTTGAGTATCAAAAAAATATGAGAGAGGTTGAATTAATTATTAGAGAATCTTTAATTAATACGGTAAGAAACAACATACCAATAAAAGATGTAATTAATACATATTTAGAAGAAAGCGAAGAATATTTAGAAAATTATTTAGATAAATCAAAATCAGAAACAAATAACGTTGAAACAAATACAAACGACGAATTTAAAAGTGTTAACAATGAATATAAATCAGAACAAATTAAAATAAATGCTGAACAAGTAAAGTCCATCGAAACCTCTCCTGAAATAAAGGTAGAAGAACTAAAACATATTGATACAACGCCAGAAATAAAGGTAGAACTAAAACATATTGATACAACGCCAGAAATAAAGGTAGAAGAATTGAAACATGAAAATATAGGTATAGAACCCCAACAAGAAACAAATAATGATACAAGGCAAACAATTTCATTTAATAATGAGGATCAAGTTATGGATTTAGGAACAAATAAAATAGAAATTCTAGATGCACCCAAAGATATTAACACACTTGAAAAAAAAAGTGAAGAAAGAAGTTTAGCAGAAATGGAAGACGATGAAGATAATTTAAAAATCGGTAGTGATATTAACATAAATTTAACGGATGATATTGTTCAATTGTAAATTGTTAAAAAAATATATAAAAAATAAATTATAAATTATAAATATGGATTATAATTTACTTATAACATCTTTAATTATTAGTTTAGTATTTGTTTCTTGTGTATTTCTAAAATCAAAATATATAACGAAAGAAAAATTAAATATTAAAAATACTTTACTTGACGGTATTATTGTATTAATGATATCATTTATTTCATTAAATTTTTTACCATCTTTATCAAAAAAGGTTCCCCCTAAAGCATTTACTGAAAAACCAAAGTTTTAATAAAGTATAATATTAATGAAGTTTTATACAAATAAGAATAATAATTATATTTCAAAAAGTAATATAAAAGGGGCAGATAGAGGATTATTCGCAGGAAAAAATTATAAAAAAGGCGATATAATAGATATTAATCCATTCATTGAAATAAAAAACAATGCTCTTGTATATCATTATTGTTGGAGGTGTCCGTGGAATAATTCATTATTTTTATTAGTTTTAGGAAATATTAATTTTATCAATGAATCGCTTGATAAAAAGGTTAATGTTAATATTTTTAATTTTGATAAAATAAATAAAAAAATAATGTGTAAAGCAACAAAAGATATTAATAAAGATGAAGAGTTATACACGAATTATGGTATTGGTTATGATAGAAGTAATTATTAATTATATAATTTCGGCATTTCATCAATGTTCATTAGTTTTGCTTTCTTTATTTGTTTCTCAAATACATTGAATTTTTTAAATATTGGTTCTTTAAGTAAAGTATGTGGTTCTAAATGATGAACTGTTCGTGATATCATTTTATATAATTTAAAATCTGGATATCTTTCTGTGTTATTTTTTTTATATAAAATATTTTTATTATTGTCATCTAAACACCAATTTGATATTGTTTTTGCGACGTCGCATTTATTTTTTGTATCATTTATATCATCATAAAAATAGTCAAATAAAGAGCAAGCTAATCTTGAAATGTCAAAACTTTTATTTGGATATACTATTGGTTTTTTATCATTGTAATATGGTTCACAATTATATTGCGACGCTGCATCTCCTTCTTTACTAAAAGAATTACTAAAATAGGTATTATTTTTAAATTTATAAATAGATCTTCCAAAATCAATTATTTTATAAATTTTATTGTATGTTGGTATTTTATAGTAATTATCGTTGTACTTGTAATATAAAAATTTTTCATTTGTTTCAATCCACATAACATTATTTGAATGCAAATCGTTGTGTGTTAAATCATAAACCTTTTGATATGTTATTAAAATCATAATTATCTGAAATAGAGCAGATTTCCATTCTGCATTTGATATATCATTATCAACAATAAGTGAATCTAATGTATCACTTAATTTTTCTAAACAGATATATTGACATGGAAAATTATTTATAGTTAAAAAAATTTCATCTTCATCTATATCACTATATTCGCTATCATTTTCACTATCATAATCACTTTCATCAGATGATACTGAATATTCACTGTTGCTATCTTCATCAGAATCAGAATATTCACTACTTGTGTCATCATCATTAATATCTTTTATAATATTTTCATTATCATATAATATCTCAATATCATGTAATACATTTTCATTATTTTCTTTATTTTCTAATTCAACAAAATCCTCTAAAGATATTGTATCTTCTATATTTAATTTTTGTTTTTCTTTAAATAAATCTGAATTATCAATGTTAAATAATTTATTATGATGTTCTTTAAAATAACTATTTGAAATAAGTGTGTCTATATCTTCTGATATATTATATTTAAATTTATCACTAATACCAAGAAAGGTGTCATAAAAATCAATACCATGTACAAAATTGTATTTATTTAATAAAATACTTGTTAGATAGTAAAAAAATGAATCAATATATGCTAAATTGTTAAAATCATCCATCTCATGTAATTCTGATTTTATACATGGTTTGGGTAATGTTTTTATATTTATATTTTTATATTTACCTATTGAATATTTTAAAGGTTCGATTAATGGAGATAATTTAATAAAACAATCAACAACAGCATTATTTTTTAATTGAACAACATAGTCAGAGTATGATTTTTTTTCAATAAATTTTTGGATATTTTTATTATGAAAAATTTTAGTATTTAAGGTGCAATTATCATACAAAGTATCATATAATGGAATATAATTTTGTTTTTCTAAAACTGTAATATTTTCTAAATTATTATTTTTATTACTTAATTTAACTTCAACCATAATATTGTTAAAAATATAATTTTTCGGTTATTACCCTATTATTTTTTATTTAACAATAATATGACTCTCGAATTAAAAAAATTTGATATGAGGAAAATTAGTTTTAAACCGAATGAAAATAAAGGACCCGTTATAGTATTAATAGGGCGTCGTGATACAGGAAAAAGTTTTTTAGTTAGAGATTATCATCAAGACATACCTGTAGGAACAGTTATATCAGGAACAGAAGCCGGTAATGGATTTTATGGTAAACTTGTTCCTAAATTATTTATTCACGATGAATATAATTCTTCAATCATTGAAAATATACTTAAAAGACAAAAAGTTGTGCTTAAAGAAATAAAAAAACACAAAGAAACATATAAAAGACCGTCCGACATTGACCCACGTGCATTTGTTATTATGGATGACTGTTTATACGATAATACTTGGTCTAGAGATAAAATGATGAGATTGCTTTTTATGAATGGTAGACATTGGAAAATTATGTTAGTAATTACAATGCAATATCCTTTGGGTATTCCACCTAATCTTAGAACGAATATTGATTATGTTTTTATTTTAAGAGAACCATATATTGCAAATAGAAAAAGAATATATGATAATTATGCTGGTATGTTTCCAAATTTTGAAGCATTTGCACAAGTAATGGATCAATGTACTGAAAATTATGAATGCTTAGTTGTAGATAATAATTCCAAATCAAATAAACTAGAAGATCAAATTTATTGGTATAAAGC